CATGGCGCTCATCTCGGACCGGGTCATGGCAGCGTCACCTTGAACGGCTTGATGCTACCGCCACCCGGCTCGATCGCCATGATGTACTGGCGCTCAGCCAGAGCCATGGTGTAGTTATGCGTGACATCGGGGACGTTGTTCACCTGCACATCTCCGGCCCACGTGATCACGGCTCCCGTGAGGAATGCCGTGGCCGAGCTATAGACCGGGGAGATGACCAGCTCGACACCGGCATCTTCGATATTGTCGAGCGCGGCGCCGAGGTTCACGGCAGTCTCGACGCTAATGTGCAACGTCGGGTTGTCGATGTTCTGGTTGACGAGCTTCGCGATGGAGGTGCGGATGTCGGCCCCGGGCGCGACCACCGTGGCGTTGCTGCCAGCCAAGACGTGGGCCTCGAGCTTCTTCTCGAGGAAGGTGCTCTCCAGTCGCAGAAGGCGGCGCTGCGCCCTTGCTTCGTAGTCCGCTACCGAGCCGCCGCCGAGCGAGCCCGGGCGGCACTTGAGTGCAGCCAGCAGCGCACCCAGCGGAATGGAGTCGACGAAGAGCAGCCCCTCGTCAAACTCCTTCTCGGCGGTGCGGATGCAGTCGTCGTAGCTGTCGAAGTCAACCTCGTTGTAGGCGAAGCCACTGGCGTCGATCTCGTAGGTCACCCCCGAGAAAATCAGGTGCGGCTCAAGGCTGAGGACCGGGTAAACCGCCGTCAGCCGCTGTGATCCCTCCTCCTCGCCCGGAGACTCAACATCCTGAGACGAGCGGGAGGGTGCCGGGATGAGCGTGCGCCCCGGGGTAGTGATTGTTGCCATGCTGCCCACCTCCATTCAGAGGGTAGAGGAGGGGAACCCTTGGGCTAAAGGGTTCCCCTCCTCTGGGCTATGATCCTGCGGAAGCGCCGAGGTCGTTGGCACCCGTACGGCCGTGCAGGTTGAGCGCGACCTCGAAGAGCCGGCCGTTGCCGCAGGTGTTCGCCACGAGGATGGCCTCCTCGAAGAACGCCGCCGTGTAGGTGTTGGTCGTGATCTCCGTGCTGTCGTAGATCGCATCCAGCGAGATGATGTTGTTGGTGCCCACCACGAAGGTGCCAGCCGGCCAGATGCCGAACTGCACGCTTGCGGGGAAGGCCGTCTGCGTACCCGTGAGCTCCTGAGATGCCCAGTCGTAGACGTACTGCGGGCGGATGCCGCGCATCGTGAACCACGAGTTGATCTGGCCGTCGGTCACCGCGAGCATGTCGACCCCGGTGCGGTAGGAAAGGTCAGCACGCAGCGCCGACCTCACCCACATCGGGAACATGGCCTCGAGCGTCGCGTTCTCGCCGAGGCGGAACTTGTAGCGCAGGCTCTGCGCGGCGATCTCGATCGCGTACAGGAGGTCACCGGTGCCGGAGCCCAGCTCGGCGAAGTTCGCCGCGCTGCCGAGCATGCCGAGCACCTTGTTGATCTTGTAGGCGTTCTTGATGTGCCAGTGTGCAACCAGCGCGCCCTCGAGGTAGCGGCGCACCAGCTCCGGGTAGCCCGCCGGCGATGCCGTCAGGATCGGGGCCTTCACGCCGTAGCCGATCGCATCGAGGCGAACCTCGGACCAGTCGGGGCACTCAACCTCGAGGAAGGTCTTGGCGGTACCAGACTCAGCCTGCGTCTCGGTCTGGAGGAACCCGGTGTCCCCGTAGATGGTCGAGAAGTCGGGGCCCTTGGTGAAGTTGATACCACCTCGGGTGACCGTGATCTCCGCGAGGTCCAGACCACCGCTCGTGGTCTCCCACTGGCAGAGGTCGTAGAAGTTCTCGCTCGGGGCGCACCAGCCGCCGGCCGCCACGAGGGACTGGCCGAGGTTGCTCTCGCGGGAGGCCCGGAAGAGGCGGTCCATGACCGTGCCATCCGAGTCCTTGGTGTCGACGGAGAACGCCGCGTAACGCTCTTCGGCCGGCTTCGTGATCATCGCGACGCCGTACTTGTTGACCGTGCTGCCCACGCGCTTCGTGCCACCACCGGGCATGCCGGCCACGCGAGCGATAAAAGCGCTGGTCGCGGACTCCATGTCGAGTTCCTGACCACCGGTGAAGCCCCGCACATCTGCGGATGCGACGATGGACGCCTTGCGTACCGGCGCCTCTTCCTCGTCGGCCTCGACAGGCTTGGCCTTGCGAGCCGCGCGACGGGCGACCGGTGCGCGCTTGCCTGCGGCGACCAACGCGGGGACCTTCTCAGTCTCCTCTTCGGCCTCGTCCTCGAGTTCAGCCTCGTCGGCCTCCTCCTCGTCATCACCCTCGTCGTCAGCGTCGTCCTCCTCGGGCGGCGCGGACTTGGCCTCGGCGATGCGCTGGGTGCGGACCTCGGCGGCCTCGACGCGAGCGGTGCGCTCGCCCTTGATCTCGGCGATGTCGGCCTTGAGCTCTTCCATGCGGTCGAGCTGCTCGTCGGTGATCTCCTCATCGGCGATCTTGGCGAGCTCCGAGTACTCATCGAGCGCCGCGTTCTGCGCGGTCTCGAGGTCGGCGTCGTCGACAGCCGTGAGGTCCTCGGGCTTGGTGTACTTGGCGGGCTTCTTGGCAGCCATGATGTTGCACTCCTTGATTCGGAACGGATTGGCGGAAAACCTATGGATCGGGAGAGGTGCTTCGCCTGTTCTACGACAGGAGTGCAGGTTGTACTACTAACAGGAATTATGCACAGGTTTTCCACAAGCGCGCAAGTCTGTGGATAACGACACGCCGAGGTGAGGGCAGTCGGTGGGATTTGAACCCACGGTCGCCTTAGGTCCTGCGAGACCTTGGGAGACGCCAGCTTCACCCTCGCAGGGGTTGGCGGGCCGCATTAGGCCAGCTCTGCCACGAGCTGCCCTCGACGTTTAGCCTACGACGACGCGCCCTCCGACGCGAGCCGCTGCGGCATCCGCCTCGAGCTTGTTCGAGTAGACCTTATAGGTCATCCCGTTGGGCTTCTTGACGGTGTACTTCTTCCCGGCGTCCTTCTTGCCGGCTTGGCATGCACACGGCATGGCTACTCCACTTCGATCGGGGACTTGGCCGCAGCGATGCGCTCGGCCCGGCGTCCCTCGGCTTCGGCAACGAGCTCGGGGTCGCGCACCTTCGAGAGGCGGTCCTTGCGCTCGGAGCGGTACTCCAGCTCGTCGGCCACGGATCGGCCGAGGAGTAGGAGATCGTCGGCGGTGAGGGAGCCCGCTGCGACGATGGACTTAGGCGGCTCGACGTCGCGGATGATGCCTGCCGCCGTGAGGGAGAGCTGGACGTCGCCGTTCATGCTGAACTGGGTGCGCGGGATCGGGTAGCCGCCGATGTTGACGGCGAGCACACCGACCATCTCGAGGTTGCCCCGACGATCGCGCCAGTCGCCCGAGACCTTCGCGGCCTTGAGCGCCTTGCGGTCGCTGTCGGAGAGATCGTCTCGCAGCTTGCCGGAGTACCAGATGCCGAACCGGTCCTCGCCGGTGGCGATGTCCGCGACCGCCGTCCCGGTGTTGTCGTAGTGCGCCATGGCCGCCTGCATCCCTTTGCCGGCGCTGGCGTGGCCGGTGCCCATTGTGAGCTGGCCCACGAATACCTCGCCCTCGGTGGTGTCGACCACGCCCACCCGGAAGTAGCTGTAGTCCGTGGCCGAGTGGGGCGCGAGCACGCAGGCGTTGGCAATGGCGATGTGGCACTCGCCGAACGGTGCGACATGGCCGAAGATGTGGTCTCCGTCGATGGTCAGCGCGGTGATGTGCTCGAACTCGGGGTCAGCGAAGTACGAGGCGTCGATCGTGTCGAGCGCTGCCGAAGCGATGATCGAGAAGGCGGGGGCTGCGGCGTGCTTGCCCTTGTCGCCGCGCTCGCGGCCGGGCCACAGGTCCAGTGCCTCCTTGTGCAGGTTCGCGCAGGTCCCCGCGAGGAACGCCGGGTTGATGTACTTGGCCAGTTGGAGTCGGCAGCGGTTGAAGTCGCCGGGCTGACCCCAACGGATCTTCGCCGCGCCTTCGCCGTGCAGCCAGTACTTGCGCAGCCGCTCGGTGGCGCGCGGGTTGGTGATCCAGCCGGGACCGTCGTGGGTGCCGGGCGCGAAGGCACTGGCGACTATGGAGTACTGCTCGTCCAGCTCGAATAGCTCTTCGAGAGTGCCCCCTTCCAGCCAGCCAATCAGTTCCTCGAGCGTGTCGAACGAGGTGGTGTCCTCGTCGAAATCGCCGCCAGCGTCGTCCTCTCCCGGGGCCGCGTCACTGACGACTGCATTGGGGTCACGGGGGGTCTCGTCGAACTCAGCACCCAGCGCGATATATGCCTCTTGGAAGGCGGGGATGGAAACCAGTGAGGCGCCACGGATTCGGCCGGCGGTGAAGCGGGTTGTCATCTTGCCGCCACCGAAGAGCATGCCCATGAGGTCACCCTCGTCACCTTCGTCCTCGGACTCCACGGTGAACTCAGCGTTGTCAACGTCGACGGAGACTCCGCCGAGCATGCCGAAGATGATGCCGTCGATGACTTCGTTGGTCTCGGCGACGTTGTTGTTGAACATGCCGGTCGCACGGTGCTCGTTGCCGGCCAGCTCAATAGTGTCGATACGACCCACAACCACCGCCTGCGAGTGGCCGTCCGCGCTCATGCGTTGCCATGAGATCGGCAGCGGGAGCGTTCCGTAGCTCAGCGAGTTGGGGTCGAAGATGCGGCCGTCGCCGGTCTCGACGCCTTCGACCACGAGCACGCCGTGCCATGGGGTCTCGGCGGTGTCGTCGACCAGCGGCTCGTCGGTAGGCGCCGAGTCATCGACATGGATACTGTCGCCCTCTTCCTCATTCGGGTACGGGTCGTCCACTTTCGCGAAGCTCGTGCTCTTGGCGCCCATGGCGTCTCCCCCCTTGATCGCCACTAGACAGCGGCAGTTGATCCAGACTTCTGGCGGTCCCTCGGGGTCCCCAGGGAACAGCAGCTTGAAACCATCCACGTCGAATGTGCCACGAATAGGCACCGTCTGTCCATCCACCGCGCGGTGCAGCGAGCGGACGTGGTCGTCGTGCATGGTGACCCACGTCTTCTCCACGGCGCCGTCCACAACGCCAGCGCGGTAGGTCGCACTGTTCACCGTGTAGACGCCGACCCAGTTCGCGACCCGGTCAATCTCACCCTCCGTGGGTGGTTTGGCGGGCTCACTGGTCCTCGCCAGTGCCTCACCGACCTCCCGCGTGAAAGTGTCGATTGAGCCGGCGGGGTCCCCGGTCGGGCTGGACTTCTCGAAGATCTCCAGCCAGAGGACAGAAGCGCCGACCACGATGTCGTCGTACCACTTGTCCGTCCCGTAGTTCGCGAGGGACTGCGCGATGATCCCGTGGATCTCCTCGTCGAACTCTTCGAGACGCGCTGAGCGCTTGGCCGCGAACTCCACCAGCCAGTTCATGCGACCAGCCCCAGATACTTGGCGAGCAGGTCTCGGTTGTACTCACGCTGGCTCGTGATGAGCATGCGTGTGTAGTTATCGAGGTGAGTCTCCAGCTTCTGGACATCGAAGTCGCCGAGGTCGTAGCGGCCGAGATTAGACCATGCGTCCTCGAGCACGAAACTCAACTGCTCTTTCGAGAGCTGCACAAACTGGTAGCGGTCCATCGCGGTCACCGTCGGTACGCCGGCCAATGAGCAACCCGACGACTTGAGGCGGTTACCGCAGCGCTCCAGCGCGCGGAAGACTGCGGCCTCGGCCGTGGCCAGCAGGGCGGCGGCCGCCGCGTCGCGCGTGTCCGGCTCGACCTTGCGCACGGGGTGCTCTTCGAGTGAGCGGGGCAGCGGGCGCACGCCCTTGGAGTCCTGCCCGTCCGGTACGGGTACCGTCTTGATCTCGATGCCGAGCTCGCGAGCGGCTGCCTCGACCAGCTCCGGTGAGGGCGAACCCTGCGCGAGCTTGAGCAACAGCCACTCCTTGCGCTCGTCGTCTGACATCGCGTCGTCCTCCTCGAAGCCGTTCTCGCGGCGCAGTGCCATGCCGTTGAGCTCGCCACGATCCCACATCTCGAGCGCTTCCTTCGAGCGGTTCGGCCGCAGGCGCATGCCCGCGTCGTCATAACCCACCGAGAAGTTGGCTGCGTCCTCCGACGACATCCCGCCCTCTTCGAGGATGACCCGCAGGTAGCCCTCGGCAACGGCGGCGCAGATCAGCTCAAGTAGGGGCTCGGCGTGGCTCTTGATGAGCGAGTCGTCGATCTGCGCAGCGCCCCAGTGGTTGACCCGCCCGCCCTCAAGCGAGTCGGCGGGCATGTCCAGCCCCAGCGCGAGTCGCCGGATCGCTTCGGTTTCGCGCGTGGAGACGTGCTCGTCCAGCTCTGACCAGAACGTGAGGTGCTGGACCTTATCAAGCCACTCGCCCGGCATCTGGACGATCGTGGGCACCACTGAGGAGGAGTCCCCCCGGTCCTTCTTCGCCGCCATCATGTCCGCACCAAGGTCTTGGATGAAGGCATCGAGGCCGGTCTGCTGCTCCTGCCCTTCGGGGGCCTGCGCGGGGGTTGGGAAGGATACCTCGAGCGGCAGCAGGAGCAGGCCGGCACCGGCGAGACGCGAGTCCAGCTGCGCCGCCGTGTACTTCGTCAGCTCGTCGAGGATGGAGAGGATCGGCAGGAGGGGGCGGGCTGGGCTGTCGGAGAGACGGTTCTTGCGGGGATGCGGGCGCCATGAGCGCATGATGAAAGTGAGATCGTCATCGACCTCCTCGCCGAAGACCTTGTAGGTGCCATCCGGCGCGATGCGGACATCAACCTCAGCGACCACCTGCCACTGGTCCTCGCCGTCGACCTCCTCGGCCACCGTGTAACAGCCGCCAGCCACCGTGAAGTGCACTGAGGACTGGCGTAGGAACTCACCGTGATTCGCGCTACCCCCGAAGAAGGATTCCAGCGCGTCCAGCGCCACCTGATTCTTGGTGGGGGCACCGTCTTCCAGCGCGACGAGGGTCGCCCGGGAGATCGTGTTGCCGATCCACTGCACGGCGTAATGAAAGACCTCGACAACGTCGTACCAGTACCACGCCTGCTCTTGCCACTCCTGTTTCTTGACCTTGCGGGGCACTGAGGGCTTGATGGTGAGGTTGGCAGCGGAGGCGATGAGGCCGTTGCTGAGCACTTCGGCCCTGAACTTCCCGCGTGTGATGCGGCTACGCGGCATGCCGGTCCCCCTCCGTGATTGTCGGTGCTATTCTGACACCCCTATGCGTGTCGTGGCGATCACAGTCTCCGCGCGCCGAGATGAGTCATGCTCTGCACGGGTCCCTCGTACCCGTCGGGCGGGACCCCCAGCCGGTGCGCGCGCCGCTCAAAGTCGGGCATTGCGCGGTGCGCTAGGGTCTGCCCGTCGGCGTGGTCGACCAAGCTGGGCCACGTGTACCGGATAGGTCTACCACTGCGGTGAAACCAGTTTCCGATCCGCGAGTCGTAGCGAAGGTGCGTGATTCGGTCAGACCAATCCAGATACCCGGGAAGCTCGGTCACCGGCATGGCTACGGCCACCCCCCAGTACAGCTCGTCGGCCTCAAGCCACGTTGCCCCATGCTGGTCCGCCAGTTGCAACGTATGACTGACCTGTGCCGCCAGTGGCCGGCCGGTCCCGACGTAGAAGCTCACCGCCGTCTCGGGAGCGAGCTTGAGCGCCTGCTCGGCATACTCGCGGAAGCCCTCGATGGGCAGTGCGTCGTCCTGTAGGACGATCGCCCACTCAGCCCCGGACCCCGAGAGTCCTCGCCACGCAAGGTTGCCATTCGCGTTCTCGCCAGCCACCGATGGCTCCCCGTGGTCGATGACCATCAGGTCGCCGGCAATCTTCGCGAGCAGCGCATTGGCAGCCTCGACCCGGCTGATGTGCGCCATGACGCCAATGGCCAGCTTCATTTCAGTAGCTCCAGCATGATCTCAGGTCGATTTCGGGCGAAGTTGTAGAGCTTCATCCGGGCATGCCCCGGGTTCTGGAGACTCATGTCCCGTTCGGCCTCATGCCCGAATGCCCACACCGTACCACTGAGCCGCTCGACGGCAGCCAATGTCTCGGCCGCCGCATGGAAGGCGTTGTCTTCGAAGCCCCACTGCGTGAAACGCTCGTCGTGGCCCCCTACCCGCCAGTAGGTCTTCTTGCTGGTCACGAAGATCCCGCCGACGCTCGCCGTGAAGATGCGTTCCGGCTTGACCGCATCGAGATTCGGCGTCTCTGGGTCGATCTCGCCGAGGTAGACATACCGGCCGAATGGGTA